GTATTAATAAGTCCAGAACTTACAAATTTTCAAGATTTAAATAATTCATTTGGTACATTTTGTATAGGAACATATTTCTACTCAACATCATCATTGATAACATCTATATCAATTGGCTATGAATATACAGACACAACATCCTCTCAAATTATTCAAAAACTTGAAACATTCAATGATCCTATAACATCAAATTGGACTTTTGTATCTGGAACATTTGATATTCCAAATGAAAGCACAACTTTTAGAATTGTCATTAAAGCAACAACTATTTCTGGCGGTGCATCTAGTGAAGACTATAAACTATATATAAATGGTATAAGTTCTGGTCAGTGGTCAGAAGAATTTAATGTAAAATCGCTTGGTATAAATCCAGAAGTATTTCCAGAAAACATAGGTTTACAAACAGAAAGCCTTGTTGTTAAGGCAGACGCTTATGGTTTGGCAGAAGAAAATGGGTACTACCTTGTTGACAACAATTTCTTAGTTGCTAGAAATACATCCATACCTTTGGTTTTTGGAGCATCTGGAGTTACAAAAATAGTTCCTAATTCAGAAAATAATCCATCTTTAATTATTCCAGGAAAAGGATTCTTAAATGATTCTGGAAGATACCAAGACTATACGGTTGAGTTCTGGGCAAGAATTAACTCTGACGCATCAACAGCAAAGAGAATTTTTGGTCCAATATCGTCTTTAGATGGTTTATATGTTGACGGAGCATTTCTAACACTAAAGGTTGGAGATAATTTTAGGTCTCACTTTGTTGGTGAATGGTTTAGGCCAATTTTAATTCATATTCGGGTAGTAGAAAATGCTGCTAGCCTATTGATTAATGGAGAAGAAGTTTTATCTTTTACAATTAATACAAAAGAGTTGGTTTTGCCAGAACAATCTTCGGCAGAGGGATCCCTAGACTGGTTAGGATTTTATTCTTATGCTGATGTTAGCCCAATAGAAATTGATTGCGTTGCCATCTATCCTTATCAAGTTCCAGTTACCGTAGCAAAAAGACGATGGGTTTATGGACAAGGCGTACTATCTCCAGAAGGAATCAACTCTTCATACGGAGGAACAACTGCATTTATTGATTTTCCATTTGCAGAATATACAGCAAACTACTCTTATCCAGATTTTGCAGAATGGCAACAAGGAAGTTTTGATAATCTAGTAACAACATCATCATCTTTAAAAACACCAGAATACGCCTTGCCATCAATCTTTTTAAATTCAAAAAGCGTAAAGTCGCTATATAATGACTGTAAAGAGATACAATCTGGAACATATAAATTTATAACCTTTAGACCAAACTCTTCTTGGAACTTAGATCAATGCTACTTTAATTTTAATAATTTAAATGTTATAAATAATAAGGTTAAGTCTATCTATGCTGTTTTTAGTACAGACAATATTGACCCAGAAGAACCACAGACGCTAATAAAGATTTATAGTCAAAACAGTTCTGATTATTTCTTAATAAAACAAGATCAAGATGCTGTAGTTTATCTATTAAACCATAGTGGTCAGGATCAGATATTATACACAACCCCATCTATTGAGTTGGACCAACTTTTTTCAGTTGGTATTAATATAGATGCTATATCCAATTCTTTTGGTCAAAACACTTCTTCATTTTTTGGAAACCAGGGCTCATTAAAGTTATATGTTGGTGGAGATCAAAATGTCAATAGCACTTTTACTGGAAACATTTATACAGTTGGTTTTTGTACGGACTCAAATTATAAAGAAATAGAAAACAATTATGATGAAGATGGATTTGTTATATTTGATGATCTTTCTTTGCCAGGATCAACAGAGGCAGTTTCCACATCATTGATAGAGCATACAGCAAGTTATACATTATTGCCAACAGACTCTTATGATTTATTTTTCTTAGACATAGGCACATCGGGATACTGGGAAGATTACTTACCACTTTCTTATTTTGCCCAGTATGTACAAAATGATATTGGAAATGAATTTTATGATTTAGATTTTCTTCAATTTAATGTTGGATACCCATCACCATCAAGAGTAATAGAATCAGATCAAGAGTTAGAGTCTTGGACATATGGAGATTTAGATAATTCTTATTCTAATCCAGTACAGGAAACCTATCAGCAACTAGATAACTCACTGCTTACTGACTGGAATGATTATGACGACATGACAACAAAAACTCAAAAAGTTTATGAGTATGATACGCAAAATTCATCTATCAGAAGTTATGTAACATTTCAATATATTGAAGATGGCGCAAATGCACTTCAGTCATCTTTCACAAGATCAGAAAAAGCAAGACAAGGAAAAATTATTGACATAGATAGCCACCCGCTATGGAGTACAACAAAGTTTGAAGTAGTTGATAATACAATTCTTTATCCTACCAAATCTATCAATTTTAATAATCTTGCTATTGTTTATAGGCTAGAGTTTATAAGTAGGTCAACAATATCAAAACCAGTATCACTAAAGCAACTAAGTCTGTCTTCTCAAGTTTTTAACGATAACTCGTTTAATCCAATTGGAACAAGATTTGGAACACAGATATTTCCTTATACAAGGTCAGGTATTTATTATGATTATAAAACAAAAAATCCATTTACGATTTATAAGGGAAGCACCCCATATCTCTACATGACAAGAAGTTCTGGAATAGAACTAAAGGGTAGTTTTGATGGATCTGTAGATCGTGGACTATCAATACCAGTTAACTTACAAATTTCAGATAATTATAAAATTAATGCGATGCAACTATGGTACAGATATGACGATCTTGAATTTCCTGGATCACCAGTCCAACTATTTGAGATTAACTATAAAGGTGAAACCATAAAGTTTTTTATGGTCACAAACAATGACCTTGGAAATAGGGCAAGAATTTTTGCACTAGATGCAAAAACTGGTCAACAGTACAATGGGGTATCTTATTTCTTAAATGGTAAACTAGTAAGAGAACCAGTTCTTACAGTTAAGGAATGGTCAGTAATCGGATTAAGATTTTCAGACTCTCTAAACTTTGACTCGTACTCAGGCTCGATCAATCTTACTGGCCCAGGGGTATTTAATAATGTCTCCTACTATCAATCAACAGACTTGCAGCAGGTTCAAAGAACTGTTACAAGGCCTTGGCTTAATGTAAAGAGTGAGGGGTTAATTGACTACGAATGGCAGTATTGGTTTGATAATTACGTGTGGGATGGAATGTTGTCAATTTCTACATCAGAAATATATGGAGTTAGCCCAGAAAATGTATATAAGTCGTACTCTGGAACAAATAAGATTATTATTGATGACTTAAATGGATTAACTGTTGATGCAGATGCTTTAAGAATATATAATGCCGTCTCATGGTCATCAGAAACCGTATCTCCAGTGTAATATGGTATACTGGTTGTTATGGATGCATTAATTAACCCAAAAACTGGCAAACCCCTTGTAAAAAATGTACGTCGTCAAGTTATTGAAAAGAAGTACAATTGGGGCCTATATGTTTATAAGAAGTCAAACGGCAAGTGGTTTACTGATGGAGAGGGCAATGTCCTCAACATTGAGTCTATGAGAGGCGACCTCTCAAAGATGGCACAACTAAAAGATGCTGCAAAGTATTACGGCGATCCAGGTGATGGAGACGCAGTTTTTGTTCCAGGACTGACTAGAGTTACTGATGAAGAATATTCTGAGCAACTAGACAGAATGCAGCAAGGACTAATCCCATCCATGAATGACCTAGGTGCATGGCATGCAGCACAACAAACTCACGATAGGTACGGTAGCGATGAGTAACGAATATCCAATTTTTGCAAAGTTAAACACACAAGAAAAAGAGCCAGATCCTTTTGTTGCTCAAGACCCATTTAATAAAAACTGGGAAGACCTAAAAGATCTTAATGGTATAAACCAAAACTTTAAGCGCAGAACAAGCCGTGTAGCAAACAAGGCTATCGGTGATCCTGCATATCTAGATTCAGCAAATGCTATGCCAGCAGGAGAAACTTCTGCATCAAAGCAGATCAATCCTGGAACGGTATATCGTAATGGATACGGACTGTTCGATGTTATTACACCACCATACAACATGTATGAGTTGGCTAACTTTTACGATACATCTTTTGCTAATCATGCTGCAATTGATGCCAAGGTAGAAAATATTGTTGGCTTGGGCTATAGGTTTGACCTAACAGACACTACTGCACTTCGTTTTGAAAGCAGCGATGATCAAGAAAAGGTTGGTCGTGCTCGCAAGAGAATTGAACGCATGAAGATCGAACTTCGTGACTGGCTAGAAAACTTAAACGATGAAGATTCGTTTACAAAAATTATGGAGAAGGTTTATACAGACCTTCAAGCAACTGGTAATGGCTTTATTGAGGTAGGAAGAAACATAGAAGGACAAATCGGATATATTGGACACATACCAGCAACAACAATTCGTGTTCGTAGACTTCACGATGGCTTCTTACAGATTATTGGAAATAAGATTGTTTACTTTAGAAATTTTGCAGCAAGCAATCCAAACCCTGTCACATCAGACCCAAGACCAAATGAGATTATTCACATTAAGGAATACTCTCCATTAAACACATTCTATGGTGTGCCAGATATTGTTTCTGCACTTCCATCTTTAGTTGGAGATCACCTAGCATCCCAATACAACATTGACTATTTTGAAAACAAGGCTGTCCCAAGATATATTATTACTCTTAAGGGTGCTCAACTTAGTGGAGACTCAGAAGACAAGATGTTTAGATTCCTACAAACAGGACTTAAGTCTCAGTCACACAGAACTTTATACATTCCACTTCCTGGAGATACAGACCAGAATAAGGTTGAGTTTAAGATGGAGCCAATTGAGAATGGTGTTCAGGATGGATCATTTAAAGAGTATCGCAAGCAAAATCGTGATGATATCTTAATTGCTCATCAGGTTCCTATTTCAAAACTTGGTGGGTCAGAATCAGGACTTGCAGCAGCACTCTCACAAGACAGAACCTTTAAAGAGCAGGTTGCACGACCAGCACAGCATCACCTTGAAAAAGTAATCAGCAAAATTATTAAAGAGCAAACAGATATTCTAGAACTTAAGTTTAATGAACTCACTCTTACAGACGAGATTGCACAGGCTCAAATTCTTGAAAAATATGTTAAGTCTCAGATTATGCTTCCAAATGAGGCTCGTGAAATTCTTGATCTTCCTCAAAGAGAAGGTGGGGATGAGCCACTAGAGTTAAACGCAAGAGCAGCAGCAGACGCAAGGGCTAACACTGCGGGGAACAGAGCAAGAGATACCGAAAGAACAAACAACCAATCAGACAGCACAACTACGGTATCTGGAAGAAATGCACAGGGTCAGGGTCGTTCGTCTCAATAATTGAGAAAACCCCATAAACGTTTGGTATAATAGATACGCTATGAAAATTAATAAGGCTTCCTGGATTACGGAAGGCGACAACGTTCGTCTATCAATGCCTTTCGGAAAAGTGGATTTAGAGCGTAGAATCGTTTCAGGTTTTGCATCCCTTGACAACCTAGACAAGCAATATGACATTGTAACAACAGAGGCTTCTATGGAAGCATTTGCTAAATTCCGTGGGAACATTAGAGAAATGCATCAGCCATCTGCAGTAGGAAAGATGATTTCATTTAAAGAAGAAAAGTATTTTGATCCAGAGTCAAAGAAGTTCTACAAGGGTGTTTATGTTTCTACCTACATTTCCAAGGGTGCACAAGATGCATGGGAAAAGGTTCTTGATGGAACATACACAGGTTTTTCAATCGGGGGACGTATGAACAAGTGGGATGATGCTTATGACGAAAAGATGGATAAGCAAATTAGAATTATTAAAGACTACGACCTAATCGAACTCTCATTGGTTGATAGTCCAGCAAATCAGTTTGCAAGTATTATGTCAGTTGAGAAGGTTGATGGCGTTGATGTTATCAAGGCTGACGACACAGTTTTAGAAAATGTATTTTATGATAAGCAATCTGGCCTCATTGTCACATCAGAAGAAGAAACACATGTAAGCCCAGTTTCTGGAGAAGAAATGAAGAACATTGGTTTTGTTGAAAAGAATGATAAAGATAAAGCAGATATGATAAAGTTCTTAGTTGATAGTGCTAAAGGCATTAGTACAATTAAGATTACAAAGGAGGTAAACCCTATGTCAGAAACAACAGAAGCAGCAGTTGATGTTGCAGTTGAAAATGCAGAGGTTGCTCCAGAGGCACAGCCAACTGAAGTTGAAAAGACAGATGTAGTTGCTGATGAAGCAGTGGTTGTCGATGAGGCACCAATTGAAAAGTCAGTTGATGGTGGTGCAGATTCTACAGTTGCAGATGTAACAGTAGAAGAAGAGACTAACAAGGAAGCAGCAGATACTGTAAATGAAGTTTCTGTAGCACTTAATGAAGAAGTTGCAAAAGCAGTTTCAGAAATTAAAGAGTCTCTTACTAATGCCTTTGGCGATCTTGCTGCCACTATCAAGTCTCTTAATGAGCAGATAGCAGTAGTAACAAAGTCCGTTGATAGTGTAACAAGCGAGGTTAACAATATCAAGGGTAACTTTAATGAGTTTGGCAAGCGTGTCGATGCCGTAGTTGCAGACACTGCTTTCCGCAAGTCTGGCGATCTAGGCGAGATCGTGCAGTTTGAGCCTGTAAAGGTTCAGAAATCCCTATGGGGCGGACGTTTCCTCACAAATTCCGACCTATTAAGTTAAGATATAAAATCACTAGGAGGTGAACAATATGTCAGAACAAAATACAGATATCGTAAAGAAC